TGCCCATACTTCTTCTTCAGTGCAGATAGATTCAATACAAGATGCAATCAATTCAAATGATTGATCCATAGCATTTTGATCTTTAAAATCAAAGTTGCTCTTAATGAATTGATCCAGAGAGGGATACTTCATAACCATTGAAATTTGATCATCAATCTTTATTTGATTTACATGATCATCATTCTTCTGAACTTTAATCTCATCAAGGTCAATCGTCACAGGAACTTGAGTAGTTTCATCATCAGGACAAATAATATTTACTTCAACAGTTTCTCCAACAGACTTTCCTCTGATATTAAGGAACAGATACTCAATATCAAATGTAGGAAGAGTCTCTACCTTAATTCCTTTAGTGCTAATACAGTTTTTAATAACTGTTTTAATCGCATTAGTAATCTGTTTTGTATCCTCACTTTCTAATGCAATCACAAGAACCTTCTTTTCTTTTACTAGAAAAGGTCTATATTTAATTTCTTGTCCTGTCGATGGCAACTCAAGTTCATAAGTTGGGGCAACAATTTTTGGTAATGGCATAATGACCTATAGATATGTTTCAGTGTGATTATTTATTGTGGTTATGCGATGTTGGATATAGAATTAAAAATGCTCTGTAAACTTTGGGAAGATGCCGGAGTTGTTTCACTGTTGGTATCTGCTGGATCATCAGCAGTTGTTTCAGTGTTATTTTTAGAATCTCCTAGTCTATTAGATATGAAGTATCTAATATATGACATTGATACTGTGCATTTTAAAAGTGAAGATGCTTCATAAGAAATAGGCATAGATGCAACTGCTATGGGAAATACTCTCACAAAATTATATGTAAGTCCATTTTGAGATCCGTTTACAACACCACTATTTCCTTTAAATGATCCGTCAAAATCTCTTTCAAATTTTACAACCCTAAGTTCTCCACCACCACCACCAGTTTCTCCTCCTGCTCCAGTTATATAATCATCAGGATATTTCATTCTATGATAACAAGCAGCATCAGCAAGATTGGGTGATGAATCATTATCCGCAGAACTTCCACTAACGATATATTCTTTCCAATATTCAAATGCTCTAATTGGAAGATAATTATCTGCATCAACATAGAATGTTAAATCAATTCTATCATCAAACATTCTTCTATGCACATGCCTCTCAGTCACACCAGTGCGATCACCAGTAAGTTCTAAAGTTGCTAGAGAAGAACCAGGAAGAGATGCTTCTGTGCAAGCAAGATTTAATCCACCCCTGAGAACTCCACCTTGAGGATCTGTAAGATTTCTAGGACTTGCTTTCATATAATCTTTAACTTTAGTAGGAAAGTCAACATATACCATAAACTGCGAGGTCATCGCAGGTTTCAGTATTGTTGCTCTTATATCACTGAGTGATTTTCTGTTAGGCATTTATAAATAGTTTTTACCTTATATACTATGTATGGGAGAAAGTATAAAAAGTAAATACAAACCTTCATTCCCGAAGAAATATAAAGGAAACGCAGAGAATATTATCTGTCGTAGCAGTTGGGAAAGAAAGTTTTGTCGTTACTGTGATCTAAATGAGAACATTCTTGAGTGGGGAAGTGAGGAGTTTTGGATTCCGTATATCTCGCCAGTTGATAGAAGAGTTCACAAATATTTTCCAGACTTTATTATCAAAGTTAAAGAAAATAATGGACAGATTAAAACTTATGTTATTGAAGTAAAACCAAAAAGACAGACAATGGCACCCAAAAAGAAATCAAGGGTTACTAAGTCTTACATCTATGAGTGTAAAACTTATGCAGTCAATCAAGCAAAGTGGAAAGCAGCAGTTGAATTTTGTGAGGACAGAAGAATAAATTTTAAAATAATCACAGAAGACGAACTAGGTATCAAATGAACCGCATAGAACCTAATATTCTAGAGTTTAAATCTGAAAAAAATCTTATTGATAGGATGGATTTGATACTATATGCATTGAATGATACTGTGACACCAATACCTGAAGCAGGAACTATATGTACCTTCAAATATTATGCAAAAACACCAAATATTCAATATGATCAACACCCATTAGTTGCAGTAAGTGATGTATTCCCATGGGGATTTCGTGGAATTAACTTTCACCTCAGAGATTATAGACAATATACTTGGCAAGAACTAGGAAGTCAAGTTTATATTGTTCAACAAGAAGAACTTGATGATCTTATGTCACTAAACTATGAGAAAGTTGTGCTAAATAAGTAAAAAGATAGTCTGTAATGGCGTCAGCAACTAGCAAACCAGCCAAAGTATCAGTATATAAGGGAAATGCTCAACAACGTAGATCCGGTAAAGGAGCTAGAGATGTTAATTATTACGTAACAGAGGTTACTACTCTTGGTGATGGTAGCATAAAGAGAGAAACTTATAGAGGTGACTCAACTAAAGATGGAAGTTTAGTAAATAAAGTTTTAATTCAAGAGGCAACAGTTAAGGATGGGAAAGAAACAAGTAATACAGTATCATCTAATGCAACAGCAGCAGAAAAAAAAGCATTAAGTGATCCAAGGTCTCAATTAAAAAATTCAATAAAACAACAAACTGACGACGCAAATAAAACAAGAATTAAAAATGAAGCAGATGCTGCTGCTGGCGGACTTACAGATGCTGGTAAAAAAAATCAAGAAGTTCTTGGTGGTGGTTCTGGGAATAATGCAAATGATGAGGATCAAGGAGATTCGCAAGATGCAGATTCTACTTTTCCGGAAACCAGAGTCTTTGAGGACATGCAGTATCCTGAATCCATATCAGATGGGCAGGATGTTATAACATTTACTGCACTCTCATATTCAGTAAAACAATTATCTGGATTTACTTTTGGAGAAAGACCTAGAGTTACTTCTGGTGGTGGAGGTAGTAGGAGCAAGGGAACAGTAACTCTTCCTATTCAATCTGGTATCAAAGATCAGAATGCTGCTGGTTGGGGTGAAGAAACAATGGATCCTGGTCAAATAGCAGCTGCAGGGATAGCACTAAATACTATCTTTAATGGTTCAGATGGATTTTCCAAATCCTTAAAAGGAGTAGCCGACCAAATAAAAGGAGACACAGCAGCTTTTGAAACAGCAGTAGGAACTAAATTTGCAGAAAGTGCTGCTCAAGTAAAAGGACTTTTATCAAGAACTCAAGGAAAGATCATTAATCCTAACCTTGAACTTCTTTTCCAAAAACCAACACTGAGACCATTCTCTTTTCAATTTAGAATGTCTGCAAGAAATGCAAACGAAGCAAAACAAATAATTAGAATTATTAGATTCTTCAAGCAAAATATGGCACCACAAAAAGGTGGTGGAAGTGGTGGAGAATCTGCAAACCTATTCTTAAAAGCACCGAATACTTTTCAGGTTCACTACCTACATAGAGGAAAAGATGAACATAAATTTATAGGGAGATTGAAAGAATGTGCGATGACATCATTTGAAGTTGATTATACTCCAGATGGAAACTATTCTACATATGAAGATGGAATTATGACATCATATACAATATCAATGTCATTAAAAGAACTTGAACCAATATTTTACGAAGACTATGATGATTCCGATATTCCTACAGACGCAATAGGATACTAAAATGTCAAATTACTTTAGTAGAGTTCCAGATTTTGAATATGTTAGCAGACTATCAGATGCTAACATATCAGATTATATTCCTGTAAAAAATTTATTTAAGAGGGGCAAATTAAGAGAAGATATATTGCAAGATCTTTCTGTATTTTCAAAGTATCAGATTACAGGAGATGATCGACCTGATAATGTTGCATCCAAATTTTATGGTGATCAAAATTTAGATTGGTTAGTTTTAGTTTGCAATAATATTCAAAATATTCAAACGGAATGGCCATTAACTCAAAGTGGATTTGATTCCTTCCTCCTAGAAAAGTATGACACTTATGAGAATATGAACTCAACCCATCACTATGAAACTACAGAAACTAAAAGTAGTGAAGGTGTTGTAATGGTGAAACCAGGTCTTAAAGTTCCTTCTGATTATAGTATCACATACTTTGATAATGGTGGATATACTACATCATATCCAGTTAAAGAAGTAACAAATTATCAATTTGAAGAGGAACTACAAACAAATAGAAGAAATATATTCTTATTGAAACCAAGATATCTACAGATTGTTTTAGATGATCTTGAAATTCTTATGACATATAAAAAAGGTTCTAGTCAATATAAGACTAGAACCTTAAAAACGGGTGATAATATAAGAATTTACACTTGATTATTTGAACCACAGATTAATATATGCTGCGATAACTAAAAGAGTTAGGCACAACTGATTATATTTCATTGGAAGTATTTGTCCATCCTAAGTTTGATGTAATACATTCCTAACAACCAGACGGAGAAGAGAAATCCTTCTCCGTAACTCATGGTGTTCCATGCATGAACAGCACTATCCATTATTCTTCAGCAAGTTTCTGGAAGTAGGATAGAGCATCATCTTCATCAGAGTCCGCAGACTTTGTTGGAGTGATGTCAGGTGCATTGAAGTCAGCAGCAGGAGCACTCTTTGCTGCCCAGTCAGGAGCAAAACTACCGCGAGAGTTATCTTCGTTGTCAGTCTCCTCATCATAACGAGCAGGTGCAGACTTCTGACCCAGAACCATCTTCAAACGTGTTTGTAGTTGTTCATAGGACTTGAATTGGTCTGCGGCAACAAGTGACGAGAGTGAGTATTGCTTTTGCCATAGAGCTTCTAGTGCATCATCATCATCTAGAAGAGGAGATGGTGATGCAAATTCTGAGGAGTCATAGTTCCAGTAACCTGCAACTTTCTTCAGTTTCAGTTTGAAGTTAGCACCCTGCCAGAAGTCAAAAGGATTGATTGCTGTTTCATCTTCGTATTCAGGTTGCATTGCTTCCATGACCTTATCAAAGATCTTCTTGCCAAACTTATACAGGAAGACACGACCTTCATTCTGAGGGTTAGCCTTGTCCTGCACAACATAGATGTTGGCATAGTAAGAGAGTTTGCGTTTCTGCTTACGAACAGTATCTTTATCTGATTCATTACCACTGTTCCAGAGTTCACGATTGTACTCAGACACAGGGTCTTTACCACCAGTTGTAGTCAAAGAGTTTTCGATGTACCATCCACCAGGACCTTGGAAGGCATGGGAGTACATCTTTGCCCAAGGTAGTTCTTCACCATTTGGGGCAGGTAGGAAACGGATTACGGCATAACCATTGCCGGTCTTATCCATTTCAGGTTTCCAGAGACGGTCATCTCCACCGCTACTGGTATTATTCATCTTCTCTACTTCCTTTACCAGTTTAGAGGTAAGGGAACCCAGAGAGGATTGCTTTTTAAGATTTGCGAAAGACATAGGATTTTTAGATTTGTATGGATTTGGCTTTTGTGTACCTCTGTATTCTACAGGTCAGAACCATTTTTGTCAATCTGGTTCTTCATCACTTCAAGCATTTTGGACATTTTACTGAAGATACTATTCATATCAGTATTGGGAGGAAGACCCATCATAGTTGCAGATTCGACAATGCGATCTTTCATAATCTTTGCTTCTGGATCGTCAGATAAACTCAATCGAGTATAGAGAACTCTTTGTTTATCTAAGAGTCTTTCCAACATACAAACATGAAACTTTTTCTCCTCTAAGTTCATAGAGGGAAACATGAAGACGTTGCGATAAACATCATCTTGCAACTCACTTATTTCCGTCATTTCTGCACGGACTACATCAGAATCGAAAAAACTCATTGCCCTAATACTACCTTTTTAAGAATTTTTTTATAACGAGATACCTCAATATTTAGGAATGGAGAATATTTTTTCATCCTCATACTGACGGTTTCCCAAACTGGATCAGATAATTTTTCATCCCAGTCTTTTCTGAATCCAAGTATTCTATCAAGAATAACAAAGGTTTCAATTGAAATATTATCCTTCAGATATTCTTTAAGTATCTGAGGATGCGTAGATTCATCTATAGAAAATATAGAATCAAAGTTATTATTAGAGAAAACTTTTTCTGCTTCCTCTTTAAAAAGATACGAGAGTGATTGAGTTCTCTTCTTCCATGAGGTATATCTACCCTCACCTTCACGGATCATTTCTCCTATCCAAAGTTTACTTGGATCAGTACAAGTAATGAAATTAGAGATGAAGAACTCAATTACTTCCTTATCATCTTTATTTCTTGATAACTTCTCAAACCAAAACCTATCCTTTCTTTTATAAAAAGATTGTACGGTTGCACGACTCTTACCACAATACTTGTGATAATCATACTTTTCTTTGGTGAAATGGTTTTTCAAAGAAAGGTATTGTTTGTAGGCATCAAAAGGCATCATGAAAAAGTAACAGGGTCAAATTTTTGCCGGAATTTTTTTCAGACAAAAATGAAATCAAATAGGCAATTTTGCTCTAGAACTTCTCTTCAGAAAATTAAGTTCCTGAGCCTCACACTTAATCTTTTCCTTTAGAGGTTTAGAAATAAGTTTAGGAACTGATTCCAGATCAAGACTATTTTTCTCACAGAAGTGAATAATAGCATCTATATAACTCATTTTTTCTGTATTAAGTACAAGGGACTCAATCTCTTGCGCGAAACGAGATGGACAGAAAAACTTATTCTCTAGTGCCTTTTCTAGTTCATTACCCATTCTCTGACCCAGTATTGTGATGTACAAATTCTTTGATGTATCTAACTAGAAGTTTAATATAATCCCCTTTGTTTCTTTTGTCAAATACTTTAACCTCTCCACCAGGTGTAACCATGATAGTGATGAGTTTTTTAACAGGGATACCAGTCAGTTCATAGTAAGCAGCAGCATAAAAAGTTTCTTGAACGAAATAATTTTCTAACCATGCTTCTGGTTTAATTTTTTCAGAAGTCTTAAAGTCAATAACTGCAAGTTCTCCTTCGTATTCACCGATACAATCTACCCTACCAGCCAATCCAAGATACTCAGAGTACAGAGTCCTTTCGATAGCGTGTATGTTATTTATCTTATCTAAGTATGGTTTGGCATGATGGAACATGAACTGTGTGAGAGGACGAAAGTCATCCCAATTTATTTCATTATTCCGCATGTACACCTCAACTGCTTCATGGAAGTCAGTGCCACGGGTAGTTGCTTTCTTTGTAATACGATTAGCTTCTTCAATACCAACTCGTTTACGCCACTTAACAAAGATCTGTCGGTTGTAAAAAGAAGTCACTGATGTAATAGAAGGCACCCAGTCTCCATTAGGTAAGTTATAGAGACGGATGCCAGTTGTTTCTTTCTTATTTAATTCAAGGTCACCTAGAAAATTATGATGAATAAATGTCATAGATTAAGATCCATTTTTGCAAGTAAGTATTCTTTACAGAGTCCTGAACGAACAATATCTTCAACACCAAACTCAATAATATCCATGGATGGCATTGTTCTGAGAATTCTCATAAAGTCTGCAATACCATTCTTCTCTGCAGATTTAATGAGATCAGATTGAGTGGCATCACCACAGAACATGATTTTAGATTCTTGTCCGATCCTTGTAATGATACTATCAAGTTCATGAAAATTCAAGTTTTGAAATTCATCAACAATAATGATTGCATTATCAAGTGTAGTACCACGAATAAAAGAAGTAGACCAGAATGAAACAGTTCCTTGTGTTTTAAGATTTGCATAGAGCATCTCAAAGTCAGAATCTGTTGGCATCTCAAACATATACTTCACCATATTCTTATATGGTATCTGATAAAGAGAAGATTTATCCTCATGATCCCCAGGCAAGAAACCAATCTCTCTGGTTGCCACAAGGGATCTGACAAGGTAGATCTTATCATAAGGAGTCCTTTCATCAAGAACATCCTTAAGAGCATTGTAGAGGGTAATAAAGGTCTTACCCGTACCTGCTGCACCATATGCTACAAGGTTCTGATCATTCTTATAGCAACGGAAGAGTTCCTCTTGATTTTCTGTCAAGGGTTCAATCTTCCTCATTAAGTCTGAGTTGATTGGCTTCTTTCTTTTCATTTGTCTATTGGACATCCCAAATGGGACTGGAGATTGGGTCTTTCTTTTAGCGGGCATAAGCTAGAGTTAAGAGTTAAAAAGAGTAATCGCGGTGTTTACGAACCGTAGCACCTGGTTGTTTAGATGCACGATCCAAGACCTCGTTCCATCCACTGGATTTGGCCTCACCGGTCCACTTAAACTCAGTAGACTGACCTGCACATCCTTCCGACCAATCTTTATCCCATCCTGGGTTCTCTTCTTTCCACTCCGAGTATGCTTTCATAGTCATACTGAGTGTCTTCTTCTCTTTTGTTTCTAAATTAATAACGGGGTATGTTGGCATAGCTCAATTGTTGGTGTAAATATTTATGAAACCCATTCCATTGCTTC